TTAAGAATAGAAAGCAAGCCATAGCTATCGCACTTAACGAAGCTGGCATAAAACAGAAGAGGAGACGCAAATGATCCAATCAGCAAAAGAATGGTTAATGGAAAAGTGGGACGACACATCCAAGAAAACCAAAATTATCGGTGCAGTAGTCATCGTAATTATTATCTTAGGAATAACTCTATAATCACATGATACTTGACGTAGTCAAACTAGCAATCGGCGCTGGCACACACATAATGACAAATAGACAGAAGCGCAAAATGCTTGAGTCAGATGCTGCTATGTTGCATGCACAAAAAATGGCAAACGGCGAAGTTGAGTATCAACAAACTGTAAGACAATCAAATGACAAGGGATGGAAAGACGAGTTCGTTTTGATTTTAATTTCGCTCCCAATTTTATTGTTGATATGGAGTGTGTTTAGTGATGATCCAACAATACAAGAAAAGATAGATGTGTTCTTTGACAAGTTTGCAAATCTGCCTTTTTGGTACCAGTCGCTCTTTATCGGAGTCGTAGCTAGTATATACGGACTCAAGGGCGCAGATATTTTTAAGAAAAAGTAATTTGACTTAATCATACATCGGGGGAAAAATGGGGGATAACAAACCCAAGAACCCGCTCGACGAGTTCTGGGAAAAACTAGGAGACAAGGAGAAAAAACATGTCAGAAGCTACAGACCCAATAAACGTGATATACAAACTGAAGAGGAGCATGCAAGCTCAGATGGACACCCTCGTTCAAACTCTCGCAAACGGAGGGATTGACAGTCACGAAGAATACAAATATATAATAGGTAAGATTCACGCAGTGGACGCAATAAATCAGGAACTCTCTAACCTGCTAGAACCAAAGGAGCCAGAAAACGATGACAACATCACACGCATTAGAAGCTAAATATGACGCCGAAGAAGATGCAAAAAAGATAGCACAGCACGAGGCGGAAAAAGAACCCGAAAAAACAAATTTAGAAAAATTACCAAATCCTACAGGTTGGCGTATTTTAATTATGCCTTTTAGAGTTAAAGAAAAAAGTGAAGGTGGAATTATTATTGCACAAGAAACACTAGACAGAGCAAGGTCAGCTGTACAGGTTGGTTATGTTTTAAAAATGGGTCCTCTTTGTTATGCAGACAAAGATAGATATCCTACAGGTGCCTGGTGTAAAGAAAAAGATTGGGTGATCTTTGCAAGGTATGCAGGGTCACGAATGGAGATTGAAGGTGGAGAGATAAGAATGTTAAACGATGATGAAATTCTTGGGACAATAGATGATCCTAAAGATTTGATTCACGCAATGTAAACATAGAGGAGGATAATCTATGCAAGAAGACGATATAAAAATCGATGTCGGTGAAACCGATGAGCAGGCACAAGAAATAGATCTTGATGCACCTGCACCAGAACAATCATTAGAAGAGGAGCAAATTGATGTTGAAGAAACTCAAGACGATGGTCAGCCCGCTGACACATCTGCGCAATCTGATGAGCAGTCTGATGTTCAGGCTAGCGAACAGAAAAAAGAACTAGATGACTATAGTGAAGGCGTACAAAAAAGAATAGCTAAGCTAACTCGCAAGATGAGAGAAGCTGAGAGACAAAAAGAAGAAGCCATTCAGTATGCTCAAAATCTAAAAAATCAAGCTGAAAAGATGAGAGGTCAGTATGATACTCTCGGAACCAATTTTACAAAAGAGCTAGAAGCAAAAGTAACAAATGGTATGGATGCTGCAAAACTAGCTTATAAACAAGCTGTAGAATCTCAGGATATTGATGCACAAATCGCTGCACAACAGCAGATTGCAACAATGTCTATGGAACAAGTAAAGCTTAATGCTTTAAAAGAACAACAAGCTTTACAGTCTGAGAAACAAAAAACACAGCCACAAGGACAAGAAAACCTTTATCAAGTAGCTCAGGGAACACCAACAGCTCAAGAAGTTGCGCAAGCAGGAAGGCAGTTAGATCCAAAAGCTGAAGGATGGGCAAGTAAAAACCCTTGGTTTGGTACAGATAATGCAATGACTTACACTGCATTTGATATACACAGAGAGCTTGTTGAGAACGAAGGATTTGATCCACAATCAGATGAATACTACTCTGAGGTCGATAAACGAATAAGAGTTGCATTCCCACACAAATTTGATAAAGTGGAGCAACCTGCAGCTGAGCCACCGGCTCAGACTGTTGCAAGTGCTAAACGTCCGGCAACTAAAGGACGCAGAAAAACTGTGAAACTCACACCGTCACAGGTAGCTATTTCTAAACGATTAGGTGTGCCACTTGAAGAATATGCGAAACAATTAATCGCGAAGGAGGGCTAAGCATATGGAAAAAGAAAACATGAAGACCACTCGCGCGAGTCAAACTCGGGCTAAAACTGAAAAGCCTAAAGTATGGACTCCCCCATCATCACTAGATGCACCGCCTGCACCAGACGGATATAGACAAAGATGGATACGCGCCGAGTCTATGGGTCAAGACGACTCAAAAAACATAAACGGTAAGTTGAGATCTGGTTGGGAATTTGTCAGAGCTGATGAATATCCTAGTCAAAATTATCCGACGGTAACATCAGGTAAGTATGAAGGTGTCATAGGAGTTGGTGGCCTTGTGCTGGCAAGGATACCCGAAGAGCTCGCAAAGCAACGTGAAGCGTATTATAATCAAATAACGCAAGATCGTGATGAAGCTTTAGAAAACGATGTCTTGAAGGAACAGCACCCAAGTATGCCGATCAATCAAGAGAGGCAGACTCGTGTAACTTTTGGTGGTACAAAGAAATAGCTTTTTAGATATTTCCTACCCGCCGATTAACTAACAAACCTTTAAGGAGGAAAACAATATGGCAAACTTAAATGCCCCTTTTGGTTTAAATCCAGTTGGTAAAATCGGTAGTGGACCATCTCAGAAAATGAGCGAATATAAAGTCACAAACGACGCTATATTCCAAGGTGACCCAGTAGCCCTAGGCTCTGGTGTTATTGCACAATGCGGCGCATCAGCTGCAGCATGTGGAGTTTTCTGGGGAGCTAACTACGACGACTCGGATGGAAAACCGCAATTTAGAAACAATGTACCGGCATCACAAGCGGCAACCGCGTTTGTGTATGACGATCCATATCAAGTCTTCGAAATTCAAGGAGACGCTGGTGGATCTGCTGTATCTGCTCAAACAAACGTTGGCTTAACAGCTAACTATGAAGTAGACACAGACGGTGTTAACAACGGTGTAAGTGGATATCAACTAGATACTAGTGGTATAGGCGGAAGTCCTACTCCTGTGGCTATGATGATTACTGGCTTCTCAACTAAAGAAGGTCGTAATGAGGTAGGTGTAGCAAACACAGTCTATACAGTGTTAATTGATAATCATTTATACGCATAAGAATAGCAGGAGGATTATAATATGGCTATATCAAGACAACAGCTCGCTAAAGAGCTTGAGCCAGGTCTGAATGCATTATTCGGACTTGAGTATAAAAACTACGAGAACCAACACGCAGAAATCTTTGATACTGAAAACAGTGACAGAGCTTTTGAAGAAGAAGTAATGTTATCTGGTTTCGACAAAGCTGGCGTCAAGTCAGAAGGTCAAGCTGTATCTTATGATAACGCGCAAGAAACTTTCACTGCAAGATATCAACACGAGACAATTGCTCTCGCGTTCTCAATTACTGAAGAAGCGATTGAAGATAACTTGTACGACAAAATTTCTACACGTTATACTAAGGCACTAGCAAGATCTATGGCTCAAACTAAGCAAGTAAAGGCTGCTGCAGTATTGAACAACGCGTTCGACTCATCTGCACAGGCTGGTGGTGACGGAGCATCTCTATGTTCTGGACAAACTGCTGGTAGATCAGCTGGTCACCCGACTCTTGCTGGTAAATTTGTTAACGAATTGTTAGTATCTGCTGACCTTTCTGAAACATCTTTAGAGCAAGCTTTGATCGACATCGGACAGTTCACTGATGAAAGAGGCTTAAAAATTGCTGCTATC